AGACGGAGATAGGAAGTCTATAAAAGACCGCACCATTTTCCATAATCGAGTGGAACAAAATCGGTCTGCCAGTGATCGAAGCCAATCCAAAAATAATGCAATCTTCAACTTCTCCATGATGATCTTTAAGATCATATAGATACTCTCTTCTGATCTGTGAATAGAGCACAGGAATGTTTGCATTCAAATAGGCCATCGGTCATATAATTCCTAGTTTACTAAAAAGTATATAGCAACTAGCACTACCACAACAGCAGTAGATATCTTTGGATTAGCTTTTGCTAATGTCCATACTTGTTTTACTTTGTCCATAGTTTCTCCTTGGTTATTTTATTGTACCCCAATTTGGTCCAGATTCATAGTCTACTTTATTAGGAACTTCAAGGGTTACGGCTTGTTCCATCATCTCTTTTATCTCTTCTGCATGGGCTGCACTAGCCACAGATATATCTAGTTCATCATGAACTTGTATATGGGGTATTATTCCAAGATTATAGTATAATTCAATCATAGCTTTCTTGGTCATGTCTGCAGCAGATCCTTGAATGAGTTTATTTAATGCTTTGTATGTATAGGCACGTTTGATCCCTGGTCCGTGTTCCGCGAGCGCTTGTTCGTGAGGTAATGCTTTATGAATCCCGAATTGATTTGGTTCCCATAGATGGAAGCGACAAAGTCGACCTAGAAGAGTTCTAATTCTTCCAGAACTTTGCGCACGCTGCATCACTGCATGCATAAGTTGTTTAACAAAAGGAACTTGACTATGATATTTTTTAAATAAATCTTCTGCGGATTCTTTATTGATTCCAAGTTCTGCTTGTAATTTATTTTTTCCCATTCCATAGAACAGGCCAAGGTTTATAGTCTTGGCCTGTGTTCTAGGTATATCTGCCATCTCGGATACAATGCTGTGAAAATCTGCTTCTCCTTTTTTATAAGAATTTAATACTTCATCAATTCCCATAAGATTTTGTAGTGTTGCATAATGCACTACGAGTCTTGGTTCTTGTTGATTATAATCAAAACAGCCCCATGTATGACCTCCTTCGGGCAAGAATAATGACCTAATAGCTGGTCCAAGTTCCTTGTTCCGTGCTGGAATCTGCTGGAGATTTGGATTAGCATAAGAAAATCTTCCGGTTACTGTTCCTCCAGTGTCTCCACGTAATTGATTAATTTCTGCGTGAATACGACCCTTGTAAGAATGTTTAATTATGGTATCAATAAATGTGGTATGAGCTTTGTTTATTTCACGGGCTCGGGTTATTAATTTCACCAGTGGGTGGGGGTGATTTTGAAGAAAATTTTTTGTAAATGAAGGAGAATTTGTCTTATCAGTCCGGTCAAAAGGTAGATGAAGTTTTTCAAAAACTTTGGCAATCGATCTTGCTGCCCATATTTGAACATCTATTTGTGTTTCTTTTTTTATTTTTAGTAAGCATTGCTTTTCTTCTCCAAGTAGTTTGGTTTTTAATTTATGAGCGTTTTCACTATCTACTCGGACTCCTAAGAAACGCATGTCAACCAAACAGGGAAAAAGATCAGTTTCCATTTTAAAAATTGCTTCTAGATCTTGATGAAGTATTTCTTTCTTTAATTCTTGCCATAACTCCAAGGTGATTTGCGCATCTTTTTCTGCATATGCGCCGACATAAATAGCAGGCAGTTTATACATTTCTGCTTTAGGATCTACTCCCCATTCTTTAGCAGCATTATACAAAGCTGATTCATCCTTTCCTTGACCTGTGTATCGTTTAGAACAATTATTTAAATCATATCTCATTTGATTTTCATCAACCACAGCTGATGCAATCATGGTATCTACGATTTTTCCTTTAATCTTTAATCCTAAAGATCTAATCCAACAAACGTCATACATGGCGTTGTGAAATATTTTGACAGAATCTGTGTTTAAAACAGATTGAAACCATTTTAAAACTAATCTTCGATCCATATTTCCTCCACCTTCATGAGCAATAGGATAATAACCACACCAATTTTTTACAGCAACAGAAATTCCTACAACAGTACCATTTTTAACTACAGAACCGGACCCCATACGCGTATTTAAATTAGGATCTTTTGTTTCTAAATCAATTGCAATTTCGTTATGTTTTGATAAATCAGGAAATTCTGTCGGAGGTGTCCATTCGGTTTGTGGTTTAAAAAGAGGTTGTTGTATCATTTATTTTTCTTCCATTTGTTGTAGCCTTTCAGCCATTCTTTTGATTTACGTTCTTCTGTTTGTCGTTTTGATTCTTGATAAGATTCTTCCAGTTCTTTTTTTTCTTTCTCAGCTTCTTCTAAGAAATCTTTAGGATAATCTCTATCGATTGCCATTTGACAGTAGTGAATTGCTTTTTCCAAATCTTTCCTTTGTCCTTTCTGCTTGTGTCTGCACAAATATTTTATAGCATTTCCTTCCGCAAAGGGCAAATTATTTTTATTAATAAATTCTGAAGGTTGAATAACCATACATTGATAATGAGATCCTCCAATTTGTTTTTTATATACATCGCTCATATTCTAAACGCCTTATAAATATCTTTGGGTTCTACTATATGTAAATGTTCCTTGGTCCTTGTTGCGCCAACATAAAATAAACGATTAACATCATCAGGAACTCTTTCATATTCTCTTAGAGTTTGTTTGCTTAAATCAGTTAATAAAATTACATTGTCTGCCTCTCCACCCTTGACCCCATGTATGGTAGATAGTAAAATACGCGGTTTTTTATTTAATTGCTCTCCATTCTGTCTCATTTTTCTGATGTAATTTACCTTTTTAGAAGGTGCATTATTAAATGCATTATACCAAACATCATTCACTATAAGTCCATATTTATTTTTACATTGTTCTAAAGAGTAAAAATTATCTTTATTTAAAAGTACTAACGATTTTTTATTTGCATGGGATTCATCCATATAACTATAAATTCTTTTTATTCTTGTATAATCTAAAGTTTCACCTTTTCTCCAGGATTCCCATTCAGTAATAGCTTCGTATAAATCTTGTTCATATGATTTTTTAAATTTATTTTTATAATATAATCCATTTTGATATATAGTATTTTCAAGATCATCCAGCATAGAACGAGTTCTAGTAAGCACTAACCATTCTCCTTTAGACATATCAATGTGTCTAAAATCAGAATAAGTAGATAATTTTCCTTCAACGGTTTTAGGACGCCAATCTTTTGGAATTCTATTACCTACTTTATTTATAATTTTCATTGCAAATTCATGTACTTTAGCTGGAATTCTATAGGATTGAGTCAATTTAATAAATTCACCCCCCAGGGTTATAAAACTATTAACATCTGCACCGGCCCATTTAAAGATAGCTTGGTCATCATCTCCCGCGATATAATTGTCTGGTGATTTATTCCATATAGTTTTAGCCATATCCCATTGCATTGTAGATAAATCCTGCGCCTCATCAATAAATACCACATCAAATTTAGGACAGGTATTTGATTTAGTAAAATCAATAATCATATCATTGAAGTCCACTAAATTATATTCTTTTTTATATCTCTCTAATTCATTCGATATAATTTTAAGTTTATCAAATTCTACATCCTGAGTATGTTCTTTAAGATCATATTGTTTTTCTAAAGAAATATTTCTTAATTTTGATAATTGAATAATTCTTAAGTAATCACTTTTAGTAGAAAAAATTCCATTCATATCCACCATATTATCTTCATAATCCACAGGAAATGCTAATTTTTTTCCAAGATCTTCATAATGTCTTCTTTGCATTACATTGTCTTTTTGAATCCCTAATCTTCTAAAAGCTAAAGAATGAAGTGTTCTAAAATAAGGAAGATCGTCTTCAGTTAAATTAAACTTTTTCATTGCTCTGTCCCTTGCTTCATAAGCAGCTTTTTGAGTAAAAGCAAAATATCCAATTTTATCGGGATCAGTTTTCTTTAAATATTTATCCACCAAATTTAAAAGGGTTGTTGTTTTCCCTGTGCCTGGGGGTCCGATTACAATAGTTTTCATTTATATCTCCTAAAAAAATTTCTCCAGAAAGCAGATCGAATAATAGATACCACTGTAAAAATTAAAGCGATTCCTATGCTATCTAAAATTGTGGGATGTAATCCGAAAAATGGAAAAATATATAATTGAATTAAGATTGCTAGTATTAAACCAGTTCCTACATCAATAAAACTTTCAATAAAGCAACGTTTAAGCATTAAAAATTATCTTTCGGTTTAAGTTGTTTTGGTTTATAATCTTCTGCTTTTTTTTCGAAAGAATCTATAATAGTGACAGTAGGTCTACTTTTTCCTAATATAATTCTTTCTGTGGTACAGCCACAATGTTCTTTTAACATTTGACTTGTCTCTTGAAATTTAACATCCCATCGTCTTCTTTGAAGAAATCCATAAAAGAAAGAATCAAAAAGAAAATAATGTTTTGCATTCTCTGTAAAGACACTTCCTTTTTTAATATCTTCTTTTTCAACAGTTGTGGAAGTTCTATTAGTGCAAAATTCTTCTAAATGATTTTGTAATTGATCTTTTTTAGATGTTCCTTTAGGAGGAGAAATAATTTCACGCATGCTAAGTAATTGATTTACAAGGATTTTCCAGTCTTTTAGCTTCATACTAGGTGGATATATTCCTATACCGGCAATACATGCTTCTTCAAATAAAGGTTGCTGTCTTAAATATTTAGCGCTTGGAATTTTTAATCTTTTACCATCAACATTT